ACAATTCTATATATAATATTGTAAAATAAAACAATGGATAAAGACCTTCGTATCAGTGAACTTGAAGAAAGGGTAGCTCAATTAGAAGCAGAATTGCTATCTACTAAGGAGCATTTGAAACGGTATACGGCTCCGGAAAGTAGAAAAGAGTATTATCAAAATAATAAAGAAGTTATCAAAGAACGTGTCAAAAAACATCAGGAAGAAACGAACTATAAGGCTGATTATAAACCTACTTCTGAACAAAAACAGAAATGGGCTCGGACCGCATATTTAAAAAAGAAGGAGAAATTAGCCCAAGAGAAGAAGGATAATATTTAGGGATTATATAGTTATTTTATAAAAAACTATATAAAAAGAAATCTACATATAATATATCAAAATGACAAAATGTTCTGCAATTGATAGAAATTTGAAAGGTTGCCGATGCAATGCTATAAATGATACCAGTTTTTGTAAAAAACACGATTATATGGTTGATTATACCGAAGAAATGTTGTCAAATTTACAGATTTGTTCGGGTTGTAAAAAATCATATTATATACCCGATGGTAAGACCTGCTCGTCATGTCGTAATAGAGGAAAACAAAACAAGCAAATCTCCCGCGAAAACGTCATACTATGTGCTAACGATAAATGCGTATTCAAACGTTCAGAAGAGAATAAATACTGCCAAAAACACCAAATTTGTATATTTGTTGATGAAACCATGGCTATGCATAGAAAAGTATGTAAAAATTATGTTCGGGGTTGTCGTTCTCAACTTGATTTAGATTATCAATATATTCGGTGTCAATCTTGCTTAGAAAAAGAAAGAGAACAGGAACGCAATCGTAGGGCAAATACAAAAAATAATAAAAATACGGATACACATCAAACTTGTTCTACTTGTTGTCAAGAGTTAGAAAATAGTTTATTTGTTGGTGTTAATGGTGGAAATACCAAAACTTGTAAAAATTGTAGAGAGCGTAATCGTATTCAAGACCAAAACCGCGATAAAGAACATCGTAATGAATTAGACCGTATTGCGTCAAAGAAACCAGAACGTAAAGAAGTAAAACAACAATGGAACGAAAATAATTATGAAAAGGTTGCTATGAAAGGTATGAATTACAGACAACGACAAATAGAAACAGACGTAGAAGGGTATTTGAATAAAAACGCGGAAAATGTGAAACAGTGGAGAGAAAATAACCCAGAAAAAGTTGCTGATAGTAATAAAAGTAGGCTTGAAAATATAAAAATACATTATTCTAATTATATTCGGTGCGCGGGAGACAAAAACTTGGAATTTGAAATATCCCAAGAAGAATTCAATACACTTGTAAAGGAACCATGCCATTATTGCAATATTATTCAAGAACGCGGGTTTAATGGGGTTGATAGATTGGATTCAAATGCTGGTTATGTAATGGATAATTGTGTGAGTTGCTGTAAGACGTGTAATTTTATGAAATGTTCTCTATCAGCTGACGTATTTTTAAAACGTATAGAGCATATTTTGACATATAATAACAAAATTAATGGTCGGTATTTTCCTGAAGAATTTTGTGATACTGACGCAGCATCTTATAATAGGTATAAAATACGTGCGAACAACAAATCATTACCATTTGAATTAACAAAAGATGAATATGATATAATTGTAAATTCACAGTGTTACTTATGTGGTAGAAAATCATACGAAAAATACAAAAATGGTATTGACCGCATTGATAATAATTTGGGGTATATAATGAGTAATGTGAAATCTTGTTGCGGGAGTTGCAATTTTATAAAAAAAGATATGGAATTGAACGAATTATTTAATAAAATGACCGAAATATATTTGAAATGTAAAATTACAGTGGAAACAACCACAGTTATAGGTAAAACGCATAAACCATCAAAAAACATTGTAAAAAATACAAATAAAAAAACACCCGAAGAAATACGCGAGAATTCACGTGTTCGAAAGCAAAAACAACGTGAACGGTTGAAAGAAATGTACGGGGATGAAGAATATAAGAAAAAGAAAGCACAAGAGATTGCTGATTACAGAAAATCAAAGAAAGAAACAGACAATTAGATAGATTATTGTATAATAAAAACATTATAGTTTTTATTATAATTTTTATGGAGATTCAAAACCAACAGGGTAATTGAATAACTATTTTACATTTTTTATTTATTTTTTGTGTTTTATAATTTTTATTTTGTTTTTGTGGGAAAACCCTTTTTATTAAAATACTTTGTAGGTCACAATAAATGTAGGTCACAAACTAGTTACTATACGCTACCCCAGCCATGCCGGACATAACACGGAGGACGTTGTAGTTAACAGCATAGACACGGACCTTGGCAGTTGCAGTACCGGAGACGGCACCGGCAGAAAGGACAAGTTGCATAACAGCGTTGTCAATTCTGGAGAAGTTACATGAACCGGAAGGTTGGTGTTCCTCAGGGCGAAGACCGAATGAGTAGACGTTGATACCTGAATCAGGGGCACGTGTGTGGTGTTGGAAAGGTTGGACGGTGTCAAAGTATGAACCCTCACGTTCGGAGAATCTGTCTTGACCGTTAAGTTGGAGCTTAGCGGTGACAACTGGGTTCTCACCCCAACAATGCATGTCAAGGGCAGTTTCGGCAAGGACGAATGAACCGGCATCGGAAAGACCTTGTGCGGTAGTTGATACAACAGCAGCGTTACCAACACCGTCTTCAGTCATATCGGCAAGGTCCTTGTCAATACCACCGTATGCGGCAATGTCGTTAGGAAGGGAATCAATGGCATCAGTGTAGTTGAAAGGTTGGGCTCCTTGGGTAGCGTGAAGGGTGGTACCGGCAATTAAGGAATCACAGTAGTCAACGTTAGCATCAGGTTGGACGACCCAGATAAGCTCCTTACATGGGTGGTTGAAGTTGAGCTTGATCTTGTTGGATGATGAACCGACGGACTCGTCACCAGTGAATTGGACTTGTTCGATAAGGTACTCGTGAGGGTTTTGTGCCATCTTTCTACGTTCATCGGTATCAAGGAAGATATAATCAACGTAAAGGGAAGCAGCAACAAGTGATTGTTGGTAAGCTTGGGTGACGGAAGCAGAAGCAGCATCGGAAGCATCAGGGTTAACAGCGAAAAGACATTCACCGATAGGACGGAAGTCAATGTTGATCTTGACCTCGTGGTATTGAAGAGCAATTAAAGGAAGGGCAAGTCCTGGGTTGCGGCAAAACCAGAATTGAAGAGGAACATAAAGAGTGGTCTCTGGAAGTGCGTTTCTTGGAGCACATACTTGGTTAGGGGCACTTGAAGCGGCACATGGACCAGCAACATCGGCACGACCAGCGGCGGCAATGTAAGTAAGTTGGGTGGTGTGACCGATCATCTTGTGGTAACCAGATTCTTGCTCTTTGGAAAGGGTAAGTTGGTTCCAGATGTGCATCCAGTCACCATATTGACGGTCAATACGTTGTCCACCAACCTCGACCTCAACTTGGGCGATGAGTTGCTCGCCAATGAAATCTAACCAACGGGCAGAAACACCGTTGGTACTATTGTTCTTCATGGATTGGTTGATCTCAGGAAGAGTGACTTGAAGATAGGTACGGTAAGCAAGATCACCGTTACGGCTGATGGTACAGGTGACACGGCGACCGAAATCGGCTTGACCGGAGAAGGTCTGCTCGATGGACTCCATGGCAAAGTTGGTGTGGCGTCTGTATGACACCTTCCAGAAAGTGATTTCAGGGGTTCCGGTAAGGAAAACGTCTTGTGCGCCGTAGGCGACTAATTGCATTAAACCTCCAGCCATTGTATGGAATTTATATATTCTACAAAGAAAAAAATCTGGGAAAAAATCGCATTAATTCAATTAAAAAATTATTATTGCTAAAAATCTACCTATTATTGTAAATAAATGCTCTATTTATTAGCAATATTTCCCAAATAACGTAAGTTTAGAATCCCCCATTAAATTACAATTGTAATGATTTAACTACAGTTGTAAATATCCTAAATATATTTGTATCACTTGGTAAATCTTCTCAAATTATTTATGTTTTATATACACATATATGACTTATAATTGACTGCTTATACCCAGTACATTAGTGCTATTTGTTAATAAAAAATTTTCTAAATAGTCTTCTTGGAATATTTCCCGCTTATTTTCGTGTTTTTTCGTGAAAATATAAGAGTCCTTCGATTTACGGATACTCCAACCTTCTTCTAAAGCATTTGTTAAAAACATCATCTTTTGAAATATAGGCTTTTCTATTTTTATATTTTGAGGCAAATCTATGAAAGTTGTTTCGCTATTTTTAGTATTCATTATACACTTTCTAAATACCCTATTCTTCTGATATTTACGAATTTTTCGCCTGCTAATGTATAGTAATCATATCATGTCAGAACAATACATGGAACCTACTAAACACGAATTTATATGCAAAGAACATAAAGTTCACGAAAAAGAAGTTCCGCTATCTCCAGCAAGATATAAATGTAAAAAATGTAAAAAAAAGAAAATTCACGGGTATAGTAATCCAGACCACGTATGTAATCCTTTTGGATATTTGTATTTAGCACCGACTATATGTCTTGATTGTGCTACAAAAACGAAAAAATGTATGTGGTGCTAAAAATTGATTGTTTTCATTAGATGATTGGTTACTATATACTACTTTCCAATATGATTTATTACATTATCGCAGCATACACATTAGCTACATTATGGTTTTCTACACATTGTAGTGATTGTTATTTTTCAAAAACACATTATATTATCATAGAAGAACATAATCATAGTTTACCTATTATCAAACCAATGCCAAACCCTATTACAAACACTAAAAAATATTATGACACATGCCCGGCTGTGTTATAATATATGCGATTCATTCATTTTTCATATCTGTATTCTCGTGTGTTACTACTTCTTAGTTGCACGGCGTGTATTTTTTTTTGCTCCCCCCTTTGTTCTCTTGGTCTTTCTACGTTTTTTTGATTTCTTGCCGCCTCCAAATAAATTAGGTGAGTATATTGCGGTCGTTGCTGAAGGACCAAAATAACCAGCTATAGTATTAGGTCTAACTGAATCAGGTTTTAAAAACTTCATATCCAACATTGCCCTAAATCCGGAAGGTCTATCTCCCATTGCACCTATACGAATATTAGTAGGGTTATAATTAGTTTTAGTTCTATATCCTGCATCTATAAATACACTATTTTCTTCTTGTGCTCTATCACCTTTGCCTTTTCGTGATGCTATTGATATTAATTGATTGAAATTTTCTTTAAATAAATCTTGAAAAACACCATCAAT